ATGGCCCCGCCCCGCATATCGGCGGCCGAGAGCGTGATCATGGAGGCGCTCTGGGCCCGCGGGCCGCTGGGCGCCGAGGAGATCGTCGCCGAGGTGGCGCCGGGCCAGGGATGGGGCGAGGCGACGGTGCGCACCCTGATCGCCCGGCTGATCAAGAAGGGCGCCGCCGCCTCGGAACGGACCGGTGCGCGGGTGGTCTACGCCCCCCGCGTCAGCCGCGAGGCCTACGTCACGGCCGAGAGTCAGGGGCTGCTGGACCGCCTGTTCGGCGGCCAGGTGGCGCCGCTGGTGGCGCACTTCACCCGCACGACCACGCTGTCGCCCGAAGACCGGGCCCGTCTGCGGCGGCTGCTGGACGATCTCGACGCCGAGGAGGGGGAATGAGGCTGGACGTTTGTTCGCATTTTGTTCTTGACATTCCCGCGCGTTTTTGAGATAAATTTGTCAGTGTTGATGAGTGCGCCCGCCGCGGGTCCCGCCTTGGAGGGCGAGTGAGCCCGCGGCGCCGGCGTCTCCTGGGGGCAATCCCTCGCGTCGCGAACGACCGCCGTCATCCGCAAGCCCGTCCGCCGGGCTTTTTTCGTTCAAGGGGACAATCGTGCGAGACGACCTGAGCGACGAACTGCCGATGGACACCTGGGTTCACCGCAGGATGGTTCAGGTGAGGCCTTCGCGCTGGAACCCTACAGCGCTCCCCCTGCCGAGAGACGACATGCCCATGGCTGAATGGGTGGCGCTTCGGAACGACCACACGCAGGCGGGAGGGGCGATCTCGGGCGGCCAGGGTGCGGAGCGCCTGGTCGGGGGAGAGGTAGGCGATCGCCTGAAGGGCCGGTCGCGAGCCATCGATCGCCCCCCGCGGCCCGATCCGCGCCGCACGGAGGTGTTCAGGCCTGGCCCGGACGGCAGGCTGCATCCGGTGGAAGGATGGCATACGACGGCGCCGTTCGCGTTCGGCGAGTGGGCGAAGAATGTCGATTGGGGCGGCGTCGCCCATGATCTCACGGATCTCGGCGTCGACGTGGCGACCTGGCTCCTCCCCACGAAGAGCAAGTTTGAGAAGCTGGGTATTCTGCTTGGGCTGCACGGAACGGCCGACGACACATACCATGAGCTCGATGACCTAGATCGGCGCGGTCGTTGAGGCGAGCCGCCTGTCGGCTGAGTATCCAATGAGCGGGAGACATGTCTCATGCGGAGTTCGGTTCTTCGGTACGCAACGCTTTGGGCCTCGGCCTTCGTTGTCTTCAGCGGGCTGGTGGACGCCGTCGTGCGGCACGAAGGGGTGGCCGCCGTCGGTCTCGGCGGCATCTACTTCTGGATGACTCTGAAGAGCCGGTCGCTCCCTCTGTGGTATCCGGTCTTGGCGTCGATCGCGGTCGCCGCGACCGGCATCCCTCGCGATCTTCGACCGACGCTGCTGGATGTCCAGATCATGGTCGCGGCGGCGGCGTGGCTCCTGGCCGTCCTGGCGCGCGCCTACTTCGAGCGCAACTCGGCGGACTCTTCAGCCGGTTGAACGAGTTGGTGCGGGATCAAGCCGAGAGCGGCCGCTGGAGGGAAGATCGGCGGCGCGGCCCGCAGGGCCGTGCTCGGGAGCGCGCCAGGTGTTCGTAGCGCGTCCTTCACAATCCCGCGCCTTTTCAAGACAGATCTGGCAGCGGTGACGAGTGCGCCCTCCGCCGGCCTCCCCCTCGGGAAGTGAGGCCGCCGACGCTTCCTTGAAGACGCCGATCCTTCGCGGCCGCTCCACCGCCTCCACCCGCCAGCCTTTCCTCAACCAGGGCCCGCTTGTGCGGGCGCTCGCCTATGGGGTTTCTCCTTGTCCGACGACGAACTGATCCGCGAGGCCCGCGAGGCCTTCGAGCTGGCGGCCGACGCCGAGGCCGAGAACCGGCGCGAGGCGCTGGACGACCTGCGCTTCGCAAGGCTCGGCCAGCAGTGGCCAGAGAAGGTGCGGCGGGAGCGCGAGCTGGAGGGGCGGCCGGTGCTGACCATCAACCGGCTGCCGGCCTTCATCCGCCAGGTGGTCAACGATGCGCGGCAGAACAAGCCGGCGATCGCGGTGCATCCGGTGGACAGCGGGGCCGATCCCGAGACCGCCGAGATCTTCAACGGCCTGATCCGCCACATCGAGCAGAGCTCCGACGCCGAGGTGGCCTACGACACGGCGCTGGACTTCGCGGTGACGAGCGGGGTGGGCTACTTCCGGATCAACACCCGCTATTCCACCGACGACGGCTTCGACCAGGACATCGTCGTCGAGCGGGTGGCCAATCCGTTCTCGGTCTATGGCGACCCGGACTCCACCGCCGCCGACAGCGCCGACTGGAACACCGCCTTCGTGGTGGACGCCCTGCCGAAGGCCGCCTTCGAGGCGCGCTGGAAGGGCGCGGAGGCTGTGGACTGGGAGGCGGCCGACGCCTACGGCCAGCTCACCGCCCCGTGGCTGGACGGGGAGCGGGTGATGGTCGCCGAATACTGGCGGCGCGAGCGGACCACGCGGACGATCCTGGCGCTGTCGGACGGGCAGGTGGTCGAGGAGGCCGCCTACAAGGCCCAGAAGGCCATGTTCGACGCCCTGGGCGTGAAGCCGGTGGGCCGGCCGCGGAGGGTGGCCAGCCACAAGGTCGTCCAGCGGATCATGACCGGCGCCGAGGTGCTGGAGACCGTCGACTGGGCCGGGAGGTACATCCCCATCGTCCCGGTCTACGGCGAGGAGCTGATGGTGGACGGCAGGCGCCGGCTGCGCAGCCTGGTGCGCGACGCCAAGGACCCGCAGCGGATGTTCAACTACTGGCGCACCACGTCCACCGAGCTGGTGGCCCTGGCGCCAAAGGCTCCGTTCATCGGCCGCAAGGGAGCCTTCGAGACCGACAGCGCCAAGTGGGCCACGGCCAACGTCCAGAGCCACGCCTACATCGAGTACGACGGGCCCGAGCCGCCGATGCGCCAGCCGTTCGCCGGCGTGCCGGCGGGCGCGCTGCAGGAGGCGATGAACGCCTCGGACGACATGAAGTCGATCATGGGCCTCTACGACGCGAGCCTGGGGGCGCGCTCGAACGAGACCAGCGGCCGGGCGATCATGGCGAGGCAGAGGGAGGGGGACACCTCCACCTTCCACTACATCGACAACCTCTCGCGGGCGATCCGGCACGCCGGGCGCATCATGCTGGACCTGATCCCCAAGGTGTACGCGACGCCGCGGGTGGTGCGCGTGCTGGGGCCGGACGGGGCGGCGCAGGCCGTGGGCGTCGGGCCCAAGGGCCAGGGGGCGGAGCCGCTCAAGAAGATCGGCAGGATCTACGACCTGACGGCCGGCAAGTACGACCTGACGGTGCGCTCGGGACCCAGCTTCACCAGCCGCCGGGAGGAGGCGGCGACCCAGATGATCGAGCTGATCCGCGCCTATCCGGCCGCGGCCCCGGTGATCGGCGATCTGCTGGCCCGGAACCTGGACTGGCCGGGGGCGGACGAGATCGCCGAGCGGCTCTCGGCGTTGCTGCCGTCGCAGGTGAAGGGCGCATCGCCCGAAATCGAGCAGGCCAAGGCCCAGATTGGGCAGCTCGCCCAGGCTCTGGCCGCCGCCAAGGCGCAGATCGAAGCCCTGAAGCGGGACCGCGCCCAGGAGGCCCGCAAGCTGGAGATCGAAGCGTTCGAGGCCGAGACCAATCGGCTGAAGGCGATGCGGGGCTAGGCAGAGAACGAGGCCGGCGGGCGCCGCCTGGAGCGGGGCGGGTCGGCGGGCGCCGTGATGAGCTTGAAGCCCACCACGGCCCAAACCACCCCGACGAGGAGCCCGAACATCGTCAGCAGCCAGCCGAAGTTCCCCAGGGCTTCGGCGCGCCCGCGGCCGCCCAGGAAGGCCTGGGAGACGATCAGGAGGAGGACGGCGGCGACCAGCAGATAGATGGCGCCGCCCGTCGCCTGCAGGGCGCGGCGGCGGCGCGGCGAGAGCGGCCGAGGATTCTGGCGCACCGCCATCAGCATCGCCGCTCCGCTCGCGAGATAGAGCGGCGGGAAACCGGCGTAGACGCTGGCCTTCACCGATACGGAGAGGAAGAGCGCCGGGACGATCCAGACCGGCAGGGCGAAGGCGAGGATGGCGGCGGCCCGGCGATGGTCGCCGGCGGGAGCGCGCATCGCCACGCGGAAGGTGATCCACGGAAACCAGATCAGCTGAGCAAGGGCCGTCGAGCCGAAGACGAAGAGGAAGGCGGGGTCGCCCCAGTTGGTGACGGCAATGAAGAAGAAGAGCAGCGGGAGGAAGAGGAACCCGTCCAGCTTGTTGTTGAAGCGGAACTCGGTGTCCTGCCAGCGCTCAGCGTGATCGTCCTCTGTCTGCTTGTAGGGCCAGTTCAGGCCCGAGCGGGCCCGCCTGGGCGCGCGCGCCACGATCGACCCTTCGATCCCGTCCTGCAGGTCGCGGGCCACACGTTGGGCGATGTCGGGCTTCTCGTTCTTCATCCGTTCAAGCTTAGCAGGGCGGTCGCCGCCCGGGAACGCGCATCGGGAGCATGATTTTGACGTCAGACGAAGAGAAGCGGCGGCGCCGCAACGATCCGTCGTTCGCCCGCATCCTCAGCCTGACCGGCCGCTAACCCCAAGGATAATCATGGAAGACCAAGACCCCAACGCGATGGGCGAGGAGCCCGTGCGCGCAGACGAGCTCGCCTTCGAGGCGGAGAATGCGGCCCTGGCCGAAGCCGAGGCGCTCGACGGCGAGGAGCCCGAGGACGAGGACCTGTTCGAGCTGGAGCTGGACGGCCAGGTGCATGTGCTGCCCGGCGCGCTGAAGGGCGCGTTCCTGCGGCAGGCGGACTACACCCGCAAGACCCAGGAACTGGCCGAGCAGCGCCGGGCCCTGGAGGCCGAGCGGCAGGCGCTGACGGGTGAGCGGAAGGCCCTTTCGGGCGCGGCCGCGGATCGGGCGACGCTGGCCGCCCTGGACCGGCAGCTCGAGGCCTTCGAGGGCGTGGACTGGCGATCGCTGGCGCAGGAAGACCCGCAACGCGCCCAGGCGCTGTGGAGCAGTCTCCAGGAGACGCAGGAACTGCGGCAAGAGTTCGCCGCGGCGCTTTCGCAGCATGAAGGCCGGGAGGAGCTGCGGGCCGCCCGCGAGGCGGCCGAGCGCATGGCGCAGACGGGGCGGACGCTGGCCCAGGAGATCGACGGCTGGTCGCCGGAGACGGCGGCCAAGCTGGTAGCGTACGCCCAGGCGTTCGGCGTGACGATGGAGGAGCTGGCCGAGGCGGCCGACCCGCGGCTGTGGAAGATCCTCCACAAGGCCTGGCGCGCCGACCAAGCGTCGCAGCAGGAAACCGCCCTTCAGGCGCAGGCGGTGCGCCCGGCGGTGCAGGTGGCGGGTGCGGTCTCCGGCGGCGGCGTGCGCGACGACCTCGGCACCCGGGAGTGGATGGCGCGGCGGACCGAGCAGACCCGGAGGGCACGCTGATGGACGAGCGGCTGAAGAGTCGGACGCTGGACGTCCTGGCCCGCAACCTGGCGGCGCTGTCGCCCCTGGGAACCCCCGCCAAGGGGCTGGGGATCGGGAAGAACACCTACGACATGCGCGGGGACCCGGCCAACCAGGGGCAGAACGACGCCCGCGACGCGGCGCGGCATTCGGAATGGTCGCGTCGGATGGCGCAGGTCGACCCGCAGGACCTGCAGCTCGGCCCCTGGGAGCCGCGGTCCGCCCCTCGGTGACTTGACGGCGCGCCCCCCGGGTTCTCATTATGTTCAGGCGGGACTGGGGGCTGCGACCTGATGAAGACATTCCTCGCCGGTGCGGCGGCGGGCGCGGCGGGATCGGTGATCGTCCTGATCGCAACGTTCGTCGTGATGGGCCACTGGGCGGAGGCCCAGCCGCTCCCCGCGGAACGGCAGAAGTCCCTGACCATCGACGGGGCGGCGGTGTCGCGGAACGGCGGCGCGGCGGTCGAACTGATCGGCCACGGCGAGCTCAGGATCACATGCCGCGACGGGTGCGACGACCTCGCCGAGGAGGAGAGGACCACCGTGCCCCACGCAGTGCGCGTCCTGGACCGCTCGGGCCGCTGCCTCCTCTGCCGGGAGCGCTTCACCCCGGCGGAGGAGGCGCTGGACCGCTGGACGCTCGACGGGCGGCCGGGGCTCGCGCTGTCGGGGGCCTCCCGATGACGGGCCCTGAGGCGAAGGAAGGCCGGCCGTTCTATCGGCGCATCGCATTCTGGGGCGGCGTAGCGGCGGGCGCGGCGGCGCCGGTCGGCGCTCTCTACGCGCTGATGATCCTGACGAACAACGGACCCGGCCCGACGGTGACGATCGCGGCGGAAGGGGCGGAGATGACCCGGAGCGGCGTGGCGCGCGTGCGCATCGTGCATGACGGCGGCGCGCTGACGCAGACCTGCAAAGGGACCTGCGACGACCTCGAATTCAGGGCCTGGAGCGACAAGGAAGGCTATGCCGTCCAGGTGCTGGACGCCGAGGGGCGCTGCCTCTCGTGCGGCCCGCGGCGCTTCGTGGCCTACGATCCCATGGGGCTGTCCGCCCGCTGGCGGATCGGCGGCGCGGATGGTCTCAAGGTGACGGTGGAGGAGCGGATCGGGGGCGGGCCCGCCCGCACGGTCTCCGATCCTGTCAGCCTGGACTAGACTCCAGCAAGATCGAGCGTCCGCGCCGGATCACGTGCGCCCGCGCGCCGCCTCACCATTGAACCTGGCGGTCAAGCGGCCGGCGCTGGCCGAGTAGCGACCGCTTTAGCGGGGGACCAGCGCCGACACCGATCGGCGATTCCGGCACCCGTCCCGAACCGATTTCACCGCAACGGCTTCGCTTCCCGGGGCGCCTGACGGGCCAACCCCGGGAGCAACGACGCCGGCGCGGCCTTCCGCCGCCGCCCTGACGGGCCGGGCCCGAGCACGCGCCTGAAGCGCCTCGGACGTCTTCGCGCGGCTCCACACATCAACAACATCATCGAAGGATCACGGATGCCCAATTCCATCCTGACCGCCACCGCGGTGACGCGGGAGGCGCTGCGCGTGCTGCACCAGAAGCTCAACTTCGTGGGCACGATCACGCGCGAGTACGACGACAGCTTCGCCCGGCAGGGCGCCAAGGTGGGCGACACCCTGAAGGTGCGCCTGCCCAACCAGTACACCGTGCGGACCGGCGCCAACCTGGCGGCGCAGGACACGGTCGAGAGCTCGGTCGAGCTGAAGGTCCAGACCCAGAAGGGCGTGGACCTGAACTTCACCAGCGTCGACCTGACCATGAACCTGGACGACTTCTCGGAACGGATCATCGAACCCGCGATGAGCGTGCTGGCGGCCAACATCGAGGCCGACGCCATGGGCATGTACAGGGACGTCTACAACCAGGTGACCAACACCGGCCAGCCGGCGAGCTTCGCCCACGTGCTGCAGGCCCGGAAGATCCTGGTCGACAACCTGGCTCCGTTGAACGGCCGGACGTGCAACCTGAACACCCAGGACAACGTCGACCTGGTCGACGCCCTGAAGGGCCTGTTCAACGACAAGGCCACGATCAGCAGGCAGAACCGCGAGGGCTTCATGGGCCGGACCGCCGGATTCGACTTCATGGAGAACACCCTGTGGCCGTCGCACCAGCGGGGCGCCGGGAACGGCTACCTTGTGAACGGAGCCGGCCAGACCGGCGCCTCGCTGGCGGTGAACACCGGCGCGGGGCAGGTGAAGGCGGGCGATGTGTTCACGATCGCCGGCGTCTTCCGCGTGCATCCCGAGACCAAGCAGCCGACCAAGGACCTGCAGCCCTTCGTGGCGACCGCGGACCACGCGGGCGGGGCGGGGACGATCCAGATCAGCCCCGCCATCGTGACGAGCGGCGCGCGCCAGAACGTCTCGGGCTCGCCCGCCGCGGGCGCGGCGATCACCTTCGCGGGGACGGCCAATCAGCCGCACGGTATCAGCCTGGCCTACCAGAAGGGCGCCTTCGCGTTCGCCACGGCCGACATGGTTATGCCGCGCGGCGTCGACTTCGCCAGCCGCGAGGTGTTCGACGGGATCTCGATGCGGATCGTGCGCCAGTACGACATCAACTCGGACAAGTTCCCGTGCCGGCTGGACGTGCTCTACGGCTTCAAGACGCTGCGGCCGCAGCTCGCCTGCCGCCTGGCCAACAACTAGCGGTCCCCTCTCGCCGCTAGCGGCGGGCGGCCCCTTCCGAACCTCGCGGGGCCGCCCGCACCTTCCTCACACACTGAACCGTGCCCACCAGCGGAGCATATCGATGCACTGACTGTCTCAGACTCATCCTGGTGGAAGGCCATCAATCCTGCGTGGAAACCCGGAGACCCTGTCGTAATCTGACGGACGACAGAAGGGTGCGGGCATGTGGCGCCGAGTGGACACGTCAGGCTTCATCCAGCCCCGAACGCTGGACGAAGAGGAACTGAAGGACCTTCCCGAGATGCAGGCCCGTGCGGAGCGGTATCTGACCTCTCACGCCTGGTGCCCCGAGGTCGCCGAGCTCGTGGCCGGCTACGCCCTGCCGCCTATCGTGTGCTTGTTCCTCGCCCGTCTTTCGCGACCGATCCGTTCAGCGGGAGGCGTCGACACCGAGCTATGGGTCGTCGTCGGCGATCTGCCGTCGGCCTACTTCATAACCGACGACGCCGAAACGCCGCCCGAAGCGCTCGACACCTACTGCTGGCTCATGGAGGAATGGGCCGATCGTGTGCTTTCGGGCGAGGAACTCGCCGGTTGCTACCCGGTAGACGCCGAACCCACCCGGGAGCACGCCGAGATGCTCAATAGCCGGGTTGATTTCATCCGCGAACATCTGATCCCGGCCAGCCAACCTCAGGCGCCGGCCATCAACGATCCCTGAGAACCTGGGCTCGTTTCCGCAGCAAGCCGCCTTCGGGCGGCTTTTTCTTTGGACATTCCACATGGCGATCACGACCTACGCCGAGCTGCAGGCCGCGGCGGCGAACTGGCTCGTGCGCGCGGACCTGACCGCGCGCATCCCGGAGTTCATCACCCTGGCGGAGGCGCGGCTGAACCGCGTGCTGCGGACGAGGCTGGCCGAGGAGGACGTGGCGCTATCCACGACCGCCGGGGCGCGCACCGTCCCGCTGCCCGCCGCCTTCGCCGAGGCGCTGGCGGTCTGGCTCGAGCGCCCAGAGGGGCGGATCGCGCTGCCGTTCCTGGAGCCTTCGCTGATGGCCGCGACGTCGCTGGGCGGCGCGCCGGGGCGCTGGACCGTGGACGGGGCGAACCTCGCCTTCGACCGGCCCTGCGACCAGGCCTATGCCCTGACGCTGCGGATGCTGCGCCGCTTCCAGCTGTCGGAGGCCGCGCCGGCCAATGCGCTGCTGACCGAGCATCCGGACTGCTACCTGTTCGCCACGCTGTGCGAGGCCGCGCCGTTCCTCCGGGACACCGAGCTCGCCGCCGCCTACGAGGCCAGGCTCGCCCGGGCGATCGAGGAGGCGAATGGGCAGGGCGCGCGGAACCGGGCGGCGCGGACGCTCTCCACCGAACTGACGGCGCTGACGCAGGCGGGCGCGTGATGCTGCTGTTGCCTGTCGGGCCGGGCGTGCCCGAGACCGTCCGCTCCGTCCTCAAGAGCTTCCATGACGCCCTCGCCGCGCTGCAGACGCCGGGCGCGCCGACGCCCCTATTCGCCGCGGATCAGGCGGGGCTTCCACCAGCGTCCGACCATCCGCGCAGCCTCGTGCTCGTCACCGACCTCAACATCCTCGCCCATTCGGACGGGGTCCACTGGATCCGCCAAGACACGGGAGCCGTGATCGTCTGACGCCTTCCCATGGAAGCCGTCAGCTCGGCTCGCACCTTCGAAAGGAGCTCAAGATGGCCAGCATGCCGCGCGGGGAGCCGCGCACCGTTCCCGATGAAGCGGGCGAACTCTACGACCAGTACCTGGCCCGACAGCGGGCCATCCGCGTTGCCGAGGATCGCGGCCGGCCTGCGCCGCTCGAAGGCGCCGCAAAGCTGTTGCGGGATTTCCAGGCAGGTCCCGACATTCCTCGTCCGAGCACGGCGCAATCCTTCATTCCCGTAGTCGGGCCAGCCTGGGAGGCCGTGGCGGACGTTCAGGATGGGGACTACGGAGACGCTGCGTTCAACGCGGCTATGGCTGCGGGCGATCTGCTTCCGATCGGCATCGGGTTGAAGGGCGTCCGGGCAGCCGTTAAGGGCGTCGGGGTGCTGAAGAAGGGCTCCGTAACAGCCAACGCCGCCGCCGAGTCCCTTCGCGCCAAGGGAATGGTGAAGCCGGGGCACGAGGTCCACCACACCGTGCCGCTCAGGGGCACGAGCCGGACCGCTCAGGACCCGCGGAATCATTACGCACTGCTGAAGGTCCTGCCCAAGGAACAGCACCGGCGCTTGACCGGAAGCTGGAACGGCAAACCGCGCTACGACCCGATCCGGCGTGTCTGGTACGGAACGACGGATTGGCAGAAGGGTCTTCCGGCGGGCCTGGCCGCGGAAGCGGCTGACGCCATGGAGAACCTGTTCGGACGGAAACGGGCAGAGTGACCGTCTGCGATTGACGCAATCTGCCGATAAGATAAGTTCGCAATACGTTCCGGCGTGGGGTGGCTCTTGCTGACTTCGGAAGTCGACTTCGCGTTTCCTGTCCTGGGCTTCACGCCGGACAAGGAAATCTGGGGGTTCCCCGACCTCAACCGCCTTACCCGATGCGGGCCGAGCACTGTGCCGCAGGGCCGGCAGATCGGCATGGAGCTGGTCGACGCCAAGGGGCGTCGCTGGATCGTACGGGCGGTGGAGCGGGTCGGACCTGCCGAGCCCTTCTTCAAGAACCTTCTGAACGCGCTGCTCAGCACGCCCCAAACACGCATCGTGCAGCACCTGGACACAGCCGAGCCGCTTTCGATCGCGGCCGTTCAGGACAAGGCTTGCGCTTCGCTCGAGGCGTTTCCGGAAGACTACGCCCTGTATGAGCCAGAAGACCTGGCAGCCATGCTGGCGAAGGTCCGGAAGACGAGGAGCGTGAAGGCGCTCTTCGAGTTACTGGCGCCCGACACCTTCGAGGCCTACTAAGCTCCGACCCGCGCCTCGCAGGGCCATTCCTGATCTCGTCAGCCGCCTCAGCCCTATGAGCGCAGGCTTCGCGCGGCCGCGGCTGCGCGCCCCGTGACGCCTGCCCCGGCGTCCGACCATCCGCGCAGCCTCGTGCTCGTCACCGACCTCAACATCCTCGCCCATTCGGACGGGGTCCACTGGATCCGCCAAGACACGGGAGCCGTGATCGTCTGATGCCTTCTTCCTGGTCCCCCTCGCTCCGGTTCGAGCTGCAGTTCACCGGCGAGAACATCAACCTATGGGGCGAGAAGCTGAACGCCACGCTCGCCCACGCCGATTACGCCGTCGCCGGCTGGCTAACAAAGCCGCTGAGCGGGAACGCGACGCTCTCCACCGCCAACGCCGGCGACGATGAGGCGCGCGCGGCGATGATCAAGTTCACGGGAGCGCTCGATGCGCCGGCCGCCGTGACTATCCCGAGCGTCTCGAAGAGCTACTTCGTCTGGAACGCCACGACCAAGCCGCTCGCGATCACGACGGGAGCGGGGGCGAGCGTGGAGATCGCGGCCTCGGACAAGGCGCTGGTCTTCTGCGACGGCGCCGACGTGCACACGCCGGGCTACGGCGGCGCCTCGATCAAGGCGTGGGCCGAGGCGCTCGCCTGGACCTACAACGCCGGCAACCTCCCAGCCCAGGCCGGCAACGCCGGGAAGGTCCTGACGACGAACGGGACCACCGCGGAATGGGCCCAACCGACCACAACCGACCTTGGCGACTACGACGAGAAGATCCTCGGCGTGCAGGTCGCCCTGGCCGTCGCGCTCTAGGAGATCGAAATGGCAGTCACACCGAACAGCATCATCACGCCGCAGACGCCCGTAAGCTACACGGCCGTCGCAACAGCGGCGGAGACCGCGTTTCACAACCCAACGAACGCGGTGGAGGTGATCGCGCCGGCGGACAACACTAACGGTATGCGGATTACGAAGGTCTTCGGTATTGCGCGGGGTGCGCTCGGCGGAGCAACCAACTACCAACTCTATAGGAAGGTTGGGGGTGGTCTGATGCTGATCGACAGCGTGGTAGCACCCGACGTTTCTCCCAGCAGCAGCGTGGCAAGTTCAAAGGGCCAGTTCGCCATCACCGACGACAATCCTCTTATTTTACACGCTGGTGAGGGCCTCGCTTTCGGGATTGGCAGGGCGGTCGTCAATGGCGTCGTATGCCGCGCGGAAGGCGGAAAATACTAATGCGCGGGGCCTTTCGAGGACTAGTGGCTCAGCGGATGGACGGTCGGAAGGACTTCGCAAGTGCTCGGCCCACCGTGCTGAGCGTCCGCGAACTTTCGGTGGGCACTGGGACAGTTGTGGTGCCCCGGAGCTGTTGGGCCATCGTGCTCCTGATTGGAGCAGGGGGAGCGGGTGGGGGGTATAGCGGGGGAGGAGGAGGAGGCGGAGGGGCCGCCTTATATGGTCGTTGTAAGGTTCAAGCGGGCGATCAGATTCAATACGTGATCGGCGCAGGCGCGCCCGCATCTGCCGTGGGCGCAGTCGGTGCAAATGGTGGAGACTCCTACGTGTCGTTCGCAGACGGAATGGAGCTTCGAGCGCAAGGAGGCCGGGGAGGCGCGCCCGGCTCCAATGGTGCGGGGGGCCTAGGCGGTGTCGCAATCGGCGGCCTGTTTAATTACTCCGGAGGCAGTGGGGGATCCGTGATCGGCGGCGTTCCTAGTCCAGGCTCTCCGGGGGAGAACCAAGGGGGCGACGGTGGTTTAGCGTATTCGACTGCCGGCGGTGGCGGGGGAGCCGCACGCCCCTCGCCGGCTCCGGACCTTGCAGTCTTCTTGACGCCTGGCGCAGGGTCCAACGGAGGCGTCCCTGGCGGAAGCTACGGCGGCGGTTCAGGTGGAGCGCACGGCACGTCTCAACCAGGCGGTGATGGGCGGGGACTAATCATGTTCGTGAGTACTAGCTGATCAAGTCTGCCGACTTGTGCCGGACTCAGTTGGACGCTGACTTGATGATGTGCCGCGCGAACGCCGGGACATCGCGACAGATCAGATGAATGTGAGGTTGAGCGGTAAATATCACATTATACCCCAGCTTCGCCCAGAGGCGACGGAGGGCTTCCCGAGTGAAGATCGTGATGTGGCCGTTGCGCGGGCCGATGTACCACCATTGCATCCGCACCTTCTCGATATCGTCGGGTTGAACTAACGTCGATAGTATCAGTAGGCCGTCGTCGGCGAGGAACGAGGCGATGTCAGCCGCTCCCTCGAGCGGATCCGGCATATGCTCGATGGTCTCGAAGCAAGTCACCAGATCAAACTTGCCGCTGGGACGCTCCGAATGAGCTGGATGGAAGCGGTCGTAGGTGGCGACAGATGGGAAACCCATACTCGCCAATTCCTGAGCGAAGCGGCCGTTTCCACCCCCGTAGTCCAGAACCTTCAGCGTGGGATCAAGGACCGGGAAGGTCCTTGAGATGAGTCCCGCGTTGGCCACAGGGCGCGCGATCTCGAAATCCATATCTACTTGGCTGTAGCTTTCGTTGTAGATGTGGTCCGCGAAATCTTGATCGTTCCAGTCGTCGAGCGCGTCCGAGAACAGCAGGCCGCAGTCGCTACATCGCCGATAATAGACCGCAACACCGGTTAGTGGCAGGAACGTTCCCCGTGTTTCCTCACAGCACCGGTTGAAGTCGTGCACTCCAAAGAGTGCAGCTGGGCTTCCGCAGACCTTACAGGCGGTCGCCTCTGTCACGGGCTGACGTACGCGAAGCGGTCGACCGACCGCGGCAGGAAACGCTGAGTCCATTCAAAAACTCATAGCATCAAGAGAAACTAATGCGCATTCCCCTCGTACTCCCGCCGGGATTGCATGGCGACGACACGACCCATGCGGCGGAGGGCCGGTGGGCGGATGGGTCCAACGTCCGGTTCCGGCTGGGGCTGCCGCAGGTCATCGGCGGCTGGGAGAGCCTGACGGCCGAGCGGCTGACCGGCGTCTGCCGGGGGGTCTTTCCATGGACCGACAACGCCGGGGTGCTGAACATCGGCTTCGGCACCCATTCGAACCTGCAGGTCTGGCGGGGCGGCGAGCTGTTCGACGTGACGCCCGCGTTGGGGTTCACGGCCGGGGCCGTGGATGGGGCCGGCTCAGCCGGCTATGGCACGGGGGCCTACGGTATGGGCGGATACGGCCTGCCGTCGGTGACGGACTACTTCCCGCTGACATGGTCGTTCGGCGCCTGGGGCCAGCACCTGCTGGCCAGCCCGCGTCACCAGACGATCTTCGCCTGGACCAACGACACGGCCCAGAAGGCGCAACCGCTGGCGAACGCGCCGGCTAACGTGACCCACATGCTGGTGGCGCCGCTGAACGGCGGCTACCAGGTCTTCGCGCTGGGCTGCAACGAGGAGGTATCGGGCGTCTTCAACCCGCTCTGCATCCGGCATTCTTCGATCCGCAAGAACACCGAATGGAGCACCAGCGCCCCGGGCTCTACCGCCCGGGAGTACGTCCTGACGGGCGGGGGCCGGATCGTGGCGGGCCGCATGTGCGGGCCGTACATGCTGGTCTGGACGGGCGACGCGCTGTTCCTCGGAAGCTTCGTCGGCGCGCTGAACCAGCCGTGGCGCTTCGACCGCGTCGGCCGCAACTGCGGCCTGATCGGCCCCAACGCGGCGGTGGTCGTGGGCCAGCAGGCGTTCTGGGTGAGCCCCGACCGGCAGTTCTATCGCTACGCCCTCGGCGGCCAGCCCGAGGCCATCCCGTGCCCCATCCGGCGGGACTTCGCCGAGGAGCTGGCGGCCAGCCAGGGCGACAAGGTGTTCGCGAGTTCGAACTCCGAGTTCTCGGAGGTGCGCTTCGACTACCCGGACCGCCGGGACGGCTATGAGAACAGCCGCTACCTCGCGCTGGCGCTGAGCGGGCCGGACGCCGGGGCCTGGCACCGGGGCGTGATGGCGCGCACAGCCTTCGTGGACGCCGGGCCCTCGGCCTACCCGATCGGCGTGGCCTTCGACGGCTCGGTGTTCTTTCACGAGAAGGGCCGCTCGGCGGACGGCGGCAGGTTCGAGTGGTTCATCGAGTCCGCCGACGCGGCGCTCGACCCGGAACGCACCTTCCTGGTGCGCGAGCTATGGCCGGACTTCAAGGACCAGGTCGGCCCCGTGACGGCAAGGCTCTCGGCCCGGATGACTCCGCAGGGGCCGGGCCAGACCGTGGAGGCGCCCCCAATGGCGGCAGGCTCGGCCAAGGCCGACCTTCTGGTCAGCGGCCGGCTGTTCCGCGTGCGGTTCTCAGGCGACAGCGCCCCCACCGCCTGCCGGATCGGCAAGCCGGTCTTCGACGTCGCGCCCTGCGGCGCCCGATGACCGCGGCGCTGCGCCGCTGCGCGCCCTGGCTGGACGCGGCGCTGGCGCACGCCGGACGAACCCATCGCCTGGACGATGTCGCCGAGATGATCGCGCGCGGCGAGGCGCAGCTCTGGCCGGGCGCGGCCTCGGCGATGGTGACCCTCATCGAGGACGACCCGCTGGAGCGCCGACTGCTGATCTGGCTGGCCGGCGGAGAGCTCGGGGAAATCGTGGAGCGGCTGCGACCGGCCGCGGAAGCCTGGGGCCGGAGCAACGGCTGCCGGCGGGTCCTGATCATCGGCCGCGCCGGCTGGGAGCGGGCGCTGGCCGGCCATGGATACGCGCCGGTGGCGCGCGTGATCGCAAAGGAGTTGTAGATGAGCTTCAAGATCGGTGGATCGAGGTCGACGACGAACTCGTCCTCAACGACCAATTCGAGCACCACCCGCACCCCGATCGTCCCGCAGTGGGCGTCGGACCTGACGCAGGATGTCGCCGGCCGCGTGCGCGACCTGACGAAGCTGAATCCCCAGTCGCTGATCGCGCCGGCCCACGGCCTGCAGACGCAGGCTGGCGAGACGGCGCGGGGGCTGAACGGGCAGCCGTGGAACTACGACGGCGCCGTCCAGCTGGGCCGCGAGGTGGCGAACATCAGCTGGCTGGACAAGATGATGCAGGCGCCGCGGAAGACCGCGCAGAGCCACAGCCTGCTCGACAACCTCGACGCCTACATGAGCCCGTACACCCGGGACGTGGTCGACACCGCGCTGGCCGACTACGACTTCGGCGCCGGCCAGACGCGCGCGCAGCAGGACTTGGACCTGGCGGGCTCGGGCGCCTTCGGCGGTTCCGGCGCGGCGTTGACGCGTTCGATGACGGAGGACGCCATCCTGCGCGGCCGCGCCTCCACCAGCGCCAACCTTCGCGATCAGGCGTTCCAGCGCGGCGCGGCGCTGTCGAACCAGGACGCCGACCGCCGCCAGCAGGCTTCGGCGATGAACGCGCAGCTCGCGCTGCAGGACTGGAACCAGCGGGCCGGCCAGTACATGGCGGGGCGGGACCAGCAGCTGCGGGCGGCGGAGCAGATCACCAACGCCGCCAGCGCCTACGAGGCGAACCAGCGGGCCAACATCGCCGCCCAGGCGGGCGTCGGCGAGACCTTGCGGGACATCGACCAGCAGCAGCGGCAGGCGCCGGTGACCAGTACGCAGCAGCTCGTCGCGATGCTGAGCGGCCTGCCGATCGGCCTGTTCACCGGGGAGCAGGTCGACAGCACGTCGACGACCAAGGGCAAGAGCAAGACGACGGGTGCGGACTGGGGACTGACCGCCGGCATCAGCGGCGGCAATCCCCTCAGCAAGTACTTCACGCCGGGCGGCTGAGATGGCGACCCAATCCGAACGCCTCGCCGCGCTCGAGCAGCGGCTCACGGACCATGAGGCCCGCTGCGAGGAGCGGCTTTCCGAGATCAAGGCCGCGGCGGCGTCGACCCTCAGCGCCGTGGAGGGGCTGAAGAGCCGGTCCTGGGCGCTGGTCGTGGCCCTCATGGCGTGGGCGCTGGCCCAGGTCTGGAGCGCCAGCGCGGCGCGGCTGGACCGGCTGGAGGCGCGCGCCCCGGCCGTCTTCGAGGAGGCGCGCCATGTCGCCGCCGATTGAGGTCCGCTGGCTCTTCCGGCGGATCTACACCTATGCCGCCACGCTGCTGAACAGCGCCGGGGTGATGGCCATCGTCTGGCGGATCGACGATCCCTCGGCGCTGAAATGGATCGGCCTGGCGCTGATCGGGGCCAACGTGATCATGGCCACGCTCTACCTGGCGGGCGCCACCGTGACTGACTGGGCCAAGCTGGCCGCCGCGGCGCGGCGCGGCGACGACTGAGCCCCACTTTCAAGGACACCCACATGACCACCAGGCTCACGGCGCACTTCGCGCTGGAGGAACTCGCGGCCACGCAGCACCGCGAGATCGACAACACGCCGCCGCCGGAGGTTGTGGCGACGCTGCGCAACACGGCCGCGCGGATGGAGGAGGTCCGCCGGCTTCTGGGCGACCGGCCCATCATCGTCTCCAGCGGCTATCGCAGCCCCGCGCTGAACCGCGCCGTCGGCGGCGCGCGGACTTCCGCCCACCTCACCGGCCACGCCGTGGACTTCAACTGCTTCGGCTATGGGAGGCCGCGCGAGGTCTGCGCGGCGATTGCGGCGTCCAGCATTCCCTTCGACCAGCTGATCGAGGAGGGGACCTGGGTTCACATCTCGTTCGACCCGCGGCTGCGCCGGCAGGTGCTGACGCGGAAGCCCGGCGGAGGCTACGCCCTAGGACTTATGCCATGAGCTTGCGACTGACAGCGGCCCTAGTGGCGGCGGGATTGCTGATCCTCCTTGTCACCGGCGCCTACTGGAAGGGCCGGATCGAAGGAGCGACCGGCGAGCGGTCCAAGGCCGCCGCCGCCCGTGCGGCGGCGGCGGTCGCTGAAGTCGAGACCCGCGGGGAGCGAGAAAGCGCCCAGCGCGCCGAGATCGTGGTCCGCCAGCGGACGGCGGCGGACCGCGCCGTGGCCGAGCTCGCCCGAGACGCCCATCAATCGGAGGATGCCGATGAACCCCTTGATCCCGGGCGCGCTGCTCGCTTGCGCGCTCACGATGAGCGGCTGTGCGACGCGAACCCCGGCCTTGCCGGCTGCGCCCCAGTTGGCGATGCCGCCGGAGGCGACCCGGCCCTGCGAACTCCACCGGCTGCCCGAGGCGCCGACGCTCGCTGACCTGGAGGTCGGCTTCGCCCGTCGCGGGGCCGAGATCGTCGCCTGCGACGCCGCCCGCCGGCTGGCGGTCGAGACGCACGAGGCCGAGCATGCGCTGGAGGCGGCGGCGCGGAGCCGTCGCTAGGTCCGCGCCTGTCGCTCGGCCTGCGCAAGACGCCGGACATAGGCGGCGACGTCCTCCGGCCAGGCGCCGACGAGCGCGTCGAATCTCGCATCGTCGCGGGCGTAGAGCGAGCGCAGGGCCTCCTCGTAGCCCGGCAGGTCTCCGGCAAGGGTCGTCATCACCCGATGAACCGCCTCCTGGGCGGCGCGGGCGCGGTCGGCGCCGCGGCTGCTCCGGGAGGCGTCCTCGACCAGGCGGCGCAGGGCGGCCGAGGCGCCGCCGGGCTGGCCGGCGAGCCACTCCCAATGGCGGGGCAGGAGCGTGACCTCCCGGGCGACGACTCCGAGCTTCGGGCGGCCGCGGCTGGGCCGCGTCGGAATATCGGGCGAGTCAGTCGCGGCCGGCTGTCCAGTCCTCGGGTCGACATCGACCGCGCGGCCGGTGCGATCGTCGAAGAGCAGGAGATCGCCCGCGTGCGGCTCCGCGGCCTCGATCGCCAGCGAGACTTGCGCCAAATCGCCGGTCGCGATGCAGCGCACGCCCCTGAATGCGGTGAAGGACATCCGCCGGATAGGCGCCTGTTCGCTCGAAGACGTCAATTTCCTCCGGGTGAATCTGGCGGCGCTCCATTGGGTGCATTCACCGCAGGTGTATGTGCTCTTGTCGCCTTGATCGGGTCAGAGCTGGTCTTCGCGCCCGTTCACAACGGTCGCGCGGACTACTCGCCCTTCAGGCTCTGTGCGATCGGCTCGCCCCTGGCCTCCTTGTAGGCCGAGGCGACGATGGGCGTGATCCAGTAGGCTTCAAACCAGCGGCGCAGCCACGGATCGTCCCCGGCGAAGCTGTGCGTCTGGGCCGAGAGGTCCAGCCGCCGCCGCGCATCTTCCAGGCTCAGACCATCCGCGGCGAGCGGGGCGATCTGCGTGCGGACGTCCTCAATCGCCGCGACGAGACGGTCGACGTAGGCGCGGTCACGCTGCGGCGGCCCGTGCCCGGGGACGAGCACCTGGAAGGGCAGACCGCGGACCCGGTCCAGGACCTGAGTCCAATCTCCCGGGTAGCTGCCGAAGCCGAACGGGATCGGGGCCACCACCACGTCGCCTGTGACGAGCACCCCCTGGCGTGGAAGCCAGGCCACGGCGTCGCCGTCAGTGTTCGCACGGCCCAGGAAGCGCACTTCCACTGGTCGCTCGGAATCCGGGATGACGAGCCGGTCAATGAAGCCTTCCGCCGGAGCGATCGTGACAGCGCCGGCCATATCATCGGCATAGGCCCCGAAAAGCGCGGCGCTCTCCTCCCAGCCGGCCTTCTCCTCAAGCGTCTTGGCCTTGGCGGCCATGTCCAGGCAGTAGGCGGCGAAGCCGTCGATTCGCTCGCGAAGGTCGGCGTCGGCCTTGGCGTCGGGCGCGCCAGGCGTGTTCATCGTCTTGGGATCGGAAAGGTGGGCGCGAGTCGCGGCCGTCGAGATCGTCCGCGCCTGCGGCCAGGCGGAGAGGATGACCTCCAGGCCCTGTGGGTGGTCGCCATGCCAATGGGTGATGATCACCGCCTTGACCGGCTTTGGCGTAAGGCGGCGGATTTCCGCCACGAGCCGGCGGGCCGCGCCGGGCGATCCGCCGGCGTCCACTAGGACCACGCCGTCGGCCTGCTCCACGATCGTCACATTGCCGGCCGGCTGCACGAGGAAGCGTGGCTGGGCCAGCACCCAGACGCCGTCGGCGATAGCCGTCAGCTCCTGACGGTACCCCGCAGGACCCGCGTCGTTCGCCGGCTGCTCCAGTGCGTGCGCCCGGCCGGCCAGGAGGGCGATGAAGATCGCCGCCGATGTGAGACGGGAAAGACTCAT